GCGAATGAAGGCGAGCGTCAGAGCCCGAACATGCTCTCGGGGGGCCGTACCTTCAATGCTCCGCCTCTGCTATCTCCTGCACCATCGGGTAGCGTAGACGAAAAAATAGACCAATTGACGTATAACTATGTAGACCGGTTCACCGACCTAAAGGAGTTAATCGACAACATCAAAACCCGCGTCGGCGCACTGAGAGATGACTTGAATGTATACAGCATGGTGGAGCGCCTCCCCTCGATAATCAGCAACAAATACAAAAATTTTACGCTGCGTGAGCTTAAACCCCTTATGACCGAAATGGAGTTGCGGAAGGTCAGTGTGAACGATCTGGGCTACTACCTGTGGATGAAGGCTGCTTCCGACGCCAACCGGATCATCGAGAACCGCCCGCCGAAAATGAAGGACGGCGCGGGCGTATCCACCGTAGACGCGGAAGCGTGGCTGGCGAGGCTGACACCGGAGCAGCAGAAGAATTTTGAAGCGTTAGCTAAACGCGTCTACGCAATGCAAGCCAAGACGCGGCGTGAGTGGGTTACATACGGGCTGGCTACGCTGGAGGATGTTATCGCAATGGAGGCGGAACAACCGTTTTACGTGCCGCTCAATCGCCTAGATAAGGGAAAAGGCTATGGCTCGGGTCAAGGTGTCTCCGTCCTAGGCCCGAACACGTACTACCGAAAGGGATCTTTGCTCCCCGTAGTAGACGTGCTGGCTAACATCATCGAGCAAAGAAACCGCGCCGTCTCGCGGGGTGAGAAGAACCGGATTGCCCGCGCAATTTACGCTTTGGCCAAGGCTATCCCGCAACCCGATTTCTGGTCGCTCGCAAAACCCGGAATCAAACCCGCGATAGACGCCGATACCGGAGAGCCGGTGAACATACTGGATATGAGCTACAAAACGGATCCCAACGTCCTTATGAGTGTTCGTCTGGGCAAGGACGGCAAGCTGATCGCCCAAGGCGTGGCGTTCAATAAGGCTGATGCTCGGGCTATGCGGCTGGTGGGCGCGCTAAAGAACTTAGACTTGCCGCCCCTGCAAGACTTGTCGGCTCTCATGGCCCCGGTCACACGGTACTTCGCGGCTCTCAACACGCAATACAACCCCGTGTTTGGCGTAATCAACCTCTTCAGGGATACCGGGACGGCGCTGCTTAATCTTACTTCGACGCCGATTGCGGGAAAACAGGTTCAGCTTTTTACGCGTATCGGGCCGTCGCTTAAAGTAATCTACGGTGGTGAAAGAGCTAGACGGAGCGGGCGTTCTGCGAAACCCACCGAACTCGAACGGATGTTCGAACGGCTCCAAGTCGCGGGGGGGACTTCCGGTTGGCGTCAGAGCTTCGAGACTTCGGCTGACCGTACTAAAGCACTACAAAAAGAACTCGATAACTTGTCCAAAGGCACAGCGAGCAAGACCCTGCCCGCCATCGGTGGTTGGCTAACCGACTACAACACGGCGATGGAAAACGCCACGCGTCTTGCGGCGTTCTCGGTCGCCGTAGAATCCGGAATGACCGACGCGGCTGCCGCTAGCCTCGCGAAAAATCTGACCGTGAACTTCGACCGTAAAGGGGCAAAGTCAAGCGGGATCGGAGCGTGGTTCGCGTTCTTTAACCCTTCGGTGCAGGGCACGGCGCGAATGATTGAGACGCTGAGAGGCCCCGCCGGTAAAAAGATAATCGCGGGTGGCCTTCTGTTGGGCGCGCTGCAGGCTGTCGCGTTCGCCGTGGCCGGGTTTGACGACGATGATCCGCCGGAGTTTGTGCGGCAACGCAATATAGTCATACCCACCTTCGATGGAAATTATGTTTTGATTCCCATGCCTCTCGGTTTTAACCTCATCCCCAATATCGGGCGGCTGGTTATGGAGACGGTCATTCAGCCGCAGAACGGCGGCAAAAACTTAATGCTCGTATTTGACGCTGCGCTCTCGACCCTCAACCCGTTTGGTTCTGGTATCACGCCGCAGACCATTACACCCACGGCGTTAGATCCGATTATGGCGCTAGCTAGCAATACAGATTGGACGGGACGGCCTATAGAACGCAAAGATTTCAGTGATCTCGACCCAACGCCGGGGTTCACACGCGCTACAGATAACGCCACTTTTATCAGCACGTTCTTAGCCGAAGCGATCAATACCTTGACCCTAGGCGATAAATACACGCGGGGTGCCCTAAGCCCCACACCCGACATGATCGATTATGTCGCCGGGCAGCTTACGGGCGGCCCCGGACGAGAGCTTATCAACCTAGAGAAAACCCTTTCTGCTTCGGCTAAAGGTGAAGAAGTGCCGACGTATACGGTGCCGCTGATTGGCCGGTTCTATGGGAATACGGGTTCGGAATCCAGCCAGAAAGCCCGGTACTACGAAAACATAGCGACGCTCAACGTGCTGGAAAATAACGTGAAAGGTAGGAAAAATTCCGGCGAAGGCACCTCGGATTACAAAACCGCTAATCCGATGGTACGTCTTATCAAATCGGCTAACCGCATAAAACGGGCTATATCGGATCTAAGGGCGGAAAAGAAAGAACCCGGCAGCTATGACGCAAGCCTAGACGCAAAAATATTAGCCAAGATGCAAAAGCTGAATGAGTTAGCGGCCCCCTATAACTCCCCGACAGCCCAACAGAAATTCTTGCGCTTTCAGGCACCTGAGTAATGTCTTCTTTCTCTCTTAAAGCTGTATTCGAAGCCGTACATCAAGCCGTCGTTGACGCGGGGGCCTCGGTCGAGAAAGCCTCTTGGCAGTCTCTCTGCGACCGATACTTTACTCAAGGAGCCGACGGCACCTACGAACCCAAGACCGTTCGCATGACCTTGCCGCATGTGGATCAAGGTCAGGTCACGCAACAGCCCTACGACCTTCCGTTGTTTGCTTTGGTCCGACATCACGCCCTGTCTATGGACACGCTGTCGGTTGAGTTTGATGTGGAGCTGCGTGGTCTCGATAAGACCGACGACGCGCTTATGGCGGCTATGCCAAAGGGGTTTCTATCGAGAAACCCCACCGCAAAAGTCTCCATTACCTTCAAAGGCGGAGACGCGCACGAAGGCGTTATGCTGCTGAACGATAAGATCCTGAAATCATTCCCCCGTTAATTCAAGGAACCCATCCAATGGCCGATAATCTGATTAACATGAGCGGGCAATTCTCGGGCCTGCCGATGGCCGACCTCATCAGCGGACCTTTTCAGGCTGCTTGCGACGCGCAGACGCTGCTTGCTGCGGCCACAGCAAACTTCATCCAGAACGTCGGAATGAAGAAGGGTGACGACGGACTGGAAGCCTTGACGGTTGACTTCAGTTTTGACCGCGCAAGCGCGCCTGACCCCACAACCGGTAAGGTGACCGTAGAAACGGTGGACCTGAAAGTCCCCCTGCTGGCGATTGTCAACACGCCGAACCTGTCGATCAAGGAAGCCGAAGTCAACTTCACGATGTCCGTGTCGTCGTCCGATAGCAGTTCTACATCTTCGGATTCTTCCGCCACTATGGACGGTGAGACCAAGCTCAACTACGGCGTGTTCTCCGTCAAAGTCAGTCTGCACGGCAGTGTCGCTTCACATAGCGCCAACACACGGGCGTCCGACAACTCCGCCAAGTACGATGTCCGCGTCCTTGCCCGCGATGACGGCCCGCCAGAAGGTCTGATGAAGATGCTGGATATGCTGCAGTCGGCCATCACACCGATCCCGGCTTCGGCTGCGCCTGCCCCGGCAAAGTAACCGGGTGCTGTTAAAACGTACCCCGCACAGCTACGGGATCACTCGCACGACCACACTACGTTCTGGGTAATCAGATCTGCTGGCACGCCTGTGTTGACGGTAAACGAGCGGTCCTCGAACAGCGTCCGGTTAGTCGGCTGGATTGTCAGGCGTCCGTTATCCAGTTCGATAAAGCTGAACTCTTTGCTCTGCTCTGGCACGCGGCTGTATCCGTCATCGTGAGCTGCGGCGGTAAACAGGTAGACGCCTTTATCCCGTTTGGTAGCTACCCGCATTTCCCGCAGGTAGGCGTACTCGTGCAGGGTGAACGTGCTGCTGTAGCAATCCCAGAGCTGCGCGTCCCTGATGGACCAGTCTGCTACGGGCGCGTCCCTGAACGCGATGGCGTGCGGCGGCAGGGAGCGGTAGATTGCTCCGCATTCGAGCATTACGTTCAGCCCCCATGCGCGTCCGTATTGGGATACGAGGCCAAACCACACGGCTGGTTCAAAGCCTGTTCCGTTCTTTCGGACAAAGGACGAATCGACAAACACGTACTTATGGATAGGCAGGCTGGATACGTACACAATCATCTCCCTGTGCTGGCTGTTATTGGGGGCTGGCGAAGACGGACCACTACAGCCTTACCTGACACTCTCGCAGCACCGCCGCGTAGCCCGCTATATCGACCGTTGAATCGTTGTGGCTGGGCGTGACGAGCAGGCGTGCAACCTTTAGCTGAATCATGCAGAGCGCCACTTGCGGCGCTGTCACCTCAACACCCAACACAACAGACCAGAGCCGTGCGGTCGTCGCCATGTTGCTTGCTGCGTCACCGTAGATAAGCCCTCGTTGAACGATTGTATGCGCCGCGTTCAGGAGCGTTTCAGATCCGGTTGTCATCTTCGTCCCCAATTGTTTTTAGCCGCCCCCCCGCGTCGGAGGCTACGTTTGACGTGCGCGGCTTTGTGGTGCTCCCGGCAATACGAATAACCAAACTTTTTGGGGCTTCCGCAGAAAAAATATTGCGTGTTTACCCCGTCGTTCAGAGGCCAACGGCAGTGGTGTGGTTGGAGGTCCATCAATTTTGGGGGGTTATCTGGTGTGAAAGCCGCGAGGGCATGCGGTGCGATTGGCTGCGCGGGGCGGCTTGCGCTCTCGCCGCGCTTTCGTAGCCGGTAAAGTTTACCTATCACCGAATTGCGCGTTACGCCGCAGCCCAATTTACCCGCGATCTGGGCGGCCGTCAGACCTTCGCGGCTCATAATCATTACCGCTGTTTCTATCGGTGTAGTCCACACAAAGTTCACTGCAAGCTCCAGAAATAAATTGCAGGTGTGCCCGATGCAGTTTGAATCTCAACCGCCTTCGTTCGTACCCTGCAGGTTCATACGCGCCTTGCGCCTTTCAATAGCTCAATCCGTTCGCGCGCCACACGCAGGGTGTTATACCGCTGATGTAACCGCTCAAGTACGGACACGCGCCGTCTGCCTACGCGTTCCTCGTTCAGCAAACGAAACACCTGTTCTTCACTGTAAAGATTCAGCGTGTGGTTAAGTTCCCGCCAGTTCAATCCGATTCTCCAAATCTTGTATGGACGCTGAAACTTTCACAAGCCCTCTCAGGGCTGTGTGGTACACACGCGTCCGGATAATCTTCTCCGCCTTAGCAGCCTTTAATTTAGCCTTCAGTACTTCTACACGTCTCATCGTAAAGCCTCCGAAGCCACATTCGACATAGACTTTTTCGACTCTAGCGCCGCCCATATCTGCGCGTCTACGGTGCCTTCGGTAGTCAACACGTAACACCACACGTCGTGCCGTTGCCCCGAACGATGCAGGCGGCCGATGGTCTGTTCGAATAACTCCAACGACCACGGCAACGCGAAGAACACGATCCGGCATCCACCAAACTGCAGGTTCAATCCGTGACCTGCCGACTTGGGATGCACCAGCAGGAGTTCAATCTCGCCCGCGTTCCAGCGGTCAATAATGTTTGGTGCGTCTAGTGTTACCGCTTGTGGGTATCGCCGTAGCAACTCGGCTAACTCTTCTCGGTACTGGTACGCAACAATCGTATTGGCGTGCTGGTTCTCGGTCAGGAGATTGTCCAGAAGATCCAGCTTGCAGTGGTTAAGCCATCGCGGCGTTTGCGTTGTGACAAACTTACCGGGGGTGTCCGAAGGGGTTGTGTTGGTTATGTACACAAACCCGCTCGCCATCTGCTGCAGCTTGCTTGTCACAACCCCCGCATTGGCCGCGATAGCGGTCGCGTCGGGAAACTGAAGAACAAACTCCTTTTTCATCTCCCGGTATTCGTTCATCGGCATCTCGCATGCCAGCCTCACAACATGCAGCGGTGGAAGCTGGTCTTTGTACTCGCCCGGCTCCAGCAAGAACGTAGCTGCCTTGATGCGGGCCATCACCTGTTCCAGACTACCCTTGCGGGGCTCCCACTGACCAAACTCCGGGTTGACGAGCGAGAAATACTGTTGCTGGAAAGCGCCCTTACTGCGGCCCAGCAGGGTCTGATCAATGATCTTGCACTGCCCAAACACATCCTCCAGCCCGTTACTGGTGAATGAGCCGGTCAGACCCCACCGGACGCTGCAGTTTAGTTGCTTAAACAAGGCTTTGAATCGCTCGCCGGACGGGTTTTTCAGCCGGGTCAGCTCGTCAAATACCACGCCATCAAAGTCCATGTGCGGCAGGGTTTGAAGGGTGTCGTAGTTGGTCACAACAACCTTTGCGTCCGACGCGAACGCAGCTTCACGTTGTTTGGGTGTGCCGACCGCTATAGCTAGGGCCATGCCCGGCGTCCAAAGCGCGGCCTCCTTGGCCCACACCGACTCCGCCACCCGTTTGGGGGCAACGACAAGGAACCGTTTGACCCTGCCGCAGCGCAGCGCAGCCCTCATCGCGGTTAACGCGATAGCCGTCTTGCCCGCTCCGACGGGGGCAAGGATCATTGCCCTGTCCCGCGATAGAAGGAAGTCCGCAGCGGCGTCTTGGTACGGCCTAAGTTCCATGACTTAGCACCCACGCATCGATTTCCTCTTTCGTGCTGAGACAGACATAACGCTGATTCAAGCGAACCATGTCCGCAGCAAACGCCCGCTGAAGCACCGATAACCTTCCGCCCACAGTCTTCAGTTCGACGAACCATGTGCCGCCGCCCGGCAAACACGCGATGCGGTCGGCTACGCCGCGCCTGCCGGGGGACGTGAATTTCCACGTCTTACCGGCCATGCGCTCGACAACCCACACAAAGTGTTTTTCTATTTCGGCTTCACGCATCCATAAACTCCGGTCGCTTGCGGTTCTTCCAAGTTCCAATGTGAGCTTTGTGATCCCTGTAGTATCTCCGGTACGCCAGTACGGCGTCCTCTTGCTTGCATTCGTCGGGCATTGCTTGCGCGAATGTCGTTAGCGGCCCAACAGGAACTAACGTCGGGGGCAAGCGTAGGTTCTCAATCACAGCCTGACACTTGTGCTCTTTGCCGTACCGGTAGGTGTACTCGTTGCATAGCGCCATCCCCAGTCTTACCAGCCAATCGTAGTTGCCGTTTGTCACCCCCGCCCATAACGTGCAGGGGTGGTTGACGTGCGTTGGCTTGTACGGTGCGTTTGGCGCGTTGATCGTACACAACATTTGTGCCGTCTCCAGCGGCATCTTAACGATGTGCTTGTCGAGATGCATTTCAGCGGCCATGATGGGGTCGGTGTGAAGCGCGAATATGTTCATCCGGTCTCTATAGCTTGTCAAAAACTTATTGACAATACGTTTCAGTCACCATAGCTCGCTCTACCAGATACCCCGGAGGGATTCATAGTGACGCATTCTTCGATTGTCGGCGGGAGCAGTGCCAAACGCGTCATCGCGTGCCCCGGTTCTGTGGCACTTTGCGCTACGATGCCGCCAAAACCCAGCAGCACATTCGCGGATAAAGGCACGCTCCTGCATGACGTGATCGTCCGCGCGTTGCTGGGTGAGAAAGACTTTGTCGGCACAACCTTCGCGGGTGAGACGTTCTCGCCTGATATGATGGTCAACAAGATTGAACCCGCGCTGGCGCTGTTGGATCTGGTCGATCCCTTGGGGGATATGGAGTATGTTACGGAGGCTCAAGTTACGTTTGGCTCTTACATCCCCGGCGCGTTTGGGACGGCTGACTTGCTTGGGCGACGCGGCAACACGGCCATCGTACTAGACTGGAAGTTCGGTGACGGCGTAGTGGTTGAGGCCGAGGAAAACGAACAGCTAATGTTCTACGCGGCGGCGGCGATGCGGACATCCGGCACAAAGTGGGTATTCGAGAACGCAACTGAAATCGAATGTGTCATCATCCAACCCCCGTTTGTAAAGCGTTGGACGACTACGGCTAAACGCATTCGTACTTTTGAGTTAAGCCTGAAGCGCGCGGTGGCTGCATCCGCGCAGCCGGACGCGAGGCTTACTCTTGGAGACCACTGCCGTTGGTGCGCGGCGAAACCTGTCTGCCCGCAGTTGACCGGCGCAGTTGAACGCGCGGTTAAAACTCAACTTCTCGCTCTCGATCCGCAGGCTCTGGGCGACGCGCTGAAAACCGCGCTGGTGCTGGAGGGCTGGATTGAGGACCTGCGTTCGCTGTCCCAGCGTATGCTGGAAGGTGCAATCCCCGTGCCGGGGTGGAAGCTGGTCGCCAAGAGGGCCAGCCGCAAGTGGGTTGACGAGAGTAAAGCCGTGCTTGATATGGCCGCGCTGAACATTGACCTGAAAAAAGTAGAGCTACTCTCACCGGCGCAAGCCGAGAAACTACTTAAAGCGAAATTACCCGAAGGCCTGACTGTGTCTGTGTCTTCGGGCAATACCCTCGCCGCAGAGGATGATCCTCGGCCCGAGGCGATGCTACTGGGTAAGCAACTTTCTGCTGCCCTCTCGAAACTAGGAGCATACTAAAATGGCTAACGAAGTAACCACGTTCTCGAATGCGGGATTGCCGCAACTAAATTCTCTGGTCTCTGCGCTGCGCGGTTTGCAACAGGCTTCCGCCACCACTGGGTTTGCAATCCTCAAGATGGATAAGACAGGGCACTGGGTCTACGGCGCGGACCAGACCGAGGTAGAAGACGGCAGCCTTTGGGCGGTCAACCCGTTCTCGTTCGTCCACGGCTACATCGCTTGGGGTGACGGTGTTGTTCTCGGTGAGAAGATGGTGTCCATCTCAAACCCAAAACCGGTTATCGACGCCGCGCCAGTTGGCGCATCGCGCGGCTGGGAAGATCAGATCGGCATGTCGCTCAAATGCATGAGCGGCGAAGACGCCGGGCTTGAAGTGCGCTTTTCCAGCACGAGCGTCGGCGGTAAGCGAGGTGTGCAGGACCTCGGCACCAAGCTCGCCGAGCAGGTCGATAAGGACCAGACTAAACCTGTCGCCATCATTCTGCTGAAGCGGGAACACTACCAACACAAGAGTTACGGCCGAATCTTCACACCCGTCTTTGAGATCACAAAGTGGGCGTCGATGGATCCGGAGGTTCAACCCGAACTGGAGTTGGCCCCTCCGGCCGCCGCTGGTCGCCGCCGTCCGAAATCTGCCTGATGCGTCTCGGGGGTGGGCTTCGGCTCACCCCTTTTTCGCAGGAACCCCACATGATCTGGCTGGATTTTGAAACACGGAGCCGAGCCGAGCTTAGGACATGCGGCGTCTACAACTATGCCCGCGATGCCAGCACCCAAGTACTCTGCATGAGCTACGCCATCGACGATGGTGACGTGCAAACGTGGACGCGAGGCCCGCTGCCGAACCTCGATGGTCATCAGATTTACGCGCACGCCGCCGCGTTCGAACGTCTGATCTTTGAGTATGTGCTGGACCTACCGATGCCTCCGGAGCGGTTTGTGTGTACCGCCGCGCAGGCGAGGAGCAACTGTCTGCCCGGATCACTGGAAGATATCGGCCGCGCGATGAGCAGCCGCATGCGGAAAGACTTCCGAGGCCCCCAACTCATACGCAAGATGTGTGTGCCGCCGTTCCAGTACACTCCCGCTCTGATGGGGGAGCTGATCCAGTACTGCGAGCAGGATGTTCGCACGATGCGAAACGTCAGCCAGACCATGCGCCCGCTGTCGGCCGAAGAGCTTCTCGATTACCACGTCAACGAACGTGTTAACGACCGTGGCGTCATGCTCGATATGCCGTTAGCGCAGGCCGCTATGCGTTACGCCCGCGCCGAACAGGACGATATTCAAGCGCTTGTAACCGAATTAACCGAAGGCGCTATCACGTCTGTTCGCTCCACCAAGATGCGCCAGTGGGTCCAAGAGCGCCTCGGCACAGAGGCGCAGCGGGTGATGTGGACCGGCGAGAAATACTCGATAGACAAAACCGTCCGCGCGGCGCTGATCGAACGCGATGACATACCGGAGCACGTCGCGGACGTGATCCAGTGCGCGGACGACCTCTGGGCCAGCAGCGTCGCCAAGTTCCTCCGCCTAGCGGGGTTAGCCGACGAGGATGACCACCGCGTGCGGGGTGCGTTCGTGTTTGCGGGGGGCGGAGCCACCGGCCGTGCGTCATCCTACGGCGCGCAGGTCCACAACTTCACCCGCAAGTGCGCCAAGGAGCCAGACGCTGTTCGGGATACGATGGTTGCCAACGCCGCCATCGTGCCCCGGTTCGGGCGGCGCGTGACCGACGTGCTAAAGGGTATGCTCAGGCCCGCTTTAGTGCCCGCGCACGGAAAGCAGTTTATCGTTGCGGACTGGGTTGGCATCGAAGCGCGGATGAATCCGTGGCTCTCCGGCCGCGCCAGCGAAGAGCTTGAGGTATTCCGCACAGGCCAAGACGTTTACGTTGTAGAGGCTCGAAAGATTTTCAACACGCAAGAAATCACGCCAGAGCAGCGTCAGGTTGGCAAGGTTGCGGTTCTTGCGTGCGGATACGGCGGCGGCAACCGCGCGTTCAAGGTGATGGCCAAGACCTACGGCCTTCAGATCACCGAAGACGAGGCCAAAAAACTTGTAACCAAATGGCGGCGCGCCAACCGATGGGCTGTCGATTACTGGTCAGAGCTGGAGATAGCTTATCTGACGGCGATGAAACACCCCGGTAAGGACTTCAAGGCCGCGCGGACGACCTATAATTACGACGGCACGCACCTCTGGTACGATCTCCCCAGCGGACGGCGACTGTGCTATCCGTTTGCCCGCTTGGACGGCGATGAAGTTTCCTACCTGAAATCGTCTTGGAAACCCCGAGCGGACGCCGCCGAATGGCCGCGACATACGCTTTGGAAAGGGCTGGCGTGCGAGAATCTGTGCCAAGCAGCCGCAAACGACATTCTGCGACACTCGCTTCGCCAGTTGGATGATGTGGTCCTCCACATCCACGATGAGATCGTCGTGGAGTGCGCCGAGGACCGCACCGAAGAGATTCGCCGCGCGATGTGTACGCCCCCCGCTTGGGCCGAAGGTCTACCGCTGGATGTTGAGATCAAGATCATGTCGAGGTACGGGAAATGAGGGACTTTATCGAGTTTCTGGCGGCGCTCGCCCCCGAGGGCGAGACGCTGCTGCTCGTGAAGCAGAAGCGCACCGCTCTTGTTCACAACGATGGGACGCCGAAATACGTTTGGCCCGCCGTGAGACCCGAAGCATTCCGCGCGGGCGGTGCATGGTACGCCAACACGGCGAGCTTCATCATAGACCGGCTCACAGACCGTGTGTCCGCATCCGCCGCCAACGCCACGCACTGCCTTGTGATGGTCCTCGACGATATAGGAACCAAAAGCAAAACTCCGCCGCTCGCCCCGAGCTGGATCATCGAGACATCTGCGAAGAACTACCAGTACGGCTACGTCCTCAGCAACCAGCCGACGACCGGGGACTTCAGCGCAGCTATCATAGCCATCGCAGCGGCGGGCTATACCGATGGCGGTGCAATCAACCCGGTGCGTAACTTCCGCATACCCGGTTCGGTAAATTTCAAGCGCGGTGACTTTACTTCTCGACTTGAAGCCTTCAGCCCAGAACTTGAGTACACGCTGCCCGAGATTTGCGCTGCGCTCGGTGTCGTTCCGGCCCTAGCCGACACCGCGCAAACGCGCGCCCTGCGTATCCGCGACGATGGTGGCGATGATGTCCTCGCGTGGCTCGACAAGCGCGGCGTCATCATGGAGCCGCAGAACAGCCAAGGCTGGCTGGGCGTTCTATGCCCCAACGCCCTTGAACATTCCGACGGCAACACGACGGGCCGCTATATGCCCGCCACCCGCGCCTACACTTGCTTTCACGAGCACTGCGGCGACTGGGACAGCCGCCGGTTCCTTTCGTGGGTCGAAGCCGAGGGTGGACCGAAGCACCAGCCCGGATTGCGCGACACGCTGCTGGCGGGGGTCATGTCCGACGCGCTGGCAAAAATAACACCCACCACCATGTTCACCGACGATGCCGCCACCGTGCTGGCCGACATGGCGCGCCGGGAACTTGGCCGCTTGGAGCGCACTGATTGGTGGACGCGCTTTGCCTACGTCCAAGTCGACGATACCTACTTTGACCTCAACACGCGGAACGAGTTGTCGCGGGCGACCTTCAACGCGATCTACCGGCACATCAATTGCCGGTCTGTTCACACCGGTCGCAAGGTAGAGGCTAGCATCTCGTTCGACGAAGAACGCGAAGCACAGAACGCCAAAATCCTAGCCGCAATCACTTACGCTGCGGGCGAGCCGGTGCTGGTGCCGCGCAGCGGGGACCTGTTTGGCAACCGCTGGCGTGACGCGCGCCCGGTCGCCTCCGCAGGCGATATCCAACCTTGGCTGGACCACTGCGCCACCCTCGTGCCCGACGCCGCCGAGCGCGAGCACTGCTTCGACGTTATGGCTTTCCGCGTGCAGCACCCCAACCAGAAAATAAACCACGCGGTGCTGCACGGCGGTGTGGAGGGCTGCGGCAAGGACACCATGTGGGCACCCATGATCTGGGCCGTCTGCGGCCCACAACTGGCAAATCGCGGCATCATGGACAACGACACCGTGTCCAGCCAGTGGGGCTACCAGCTTGAGGCCGAGGTGCTTATCATCAATGAGCTTCGAGAGCCGGACGCAGCGCAGCGCCGCGCGTTCGCGAACAAACTGAAGCCGATCATCGCCGCCCCGCCAGAGTATCTGCCGATCAACCGGAAGGGCCTCCACCCCTACATGATGCTCAACCGAATCTTTGTTCTGGCGTTCTCCAATGACCCGTCGCCTATCTCGCTGTCCTCGCAGGACCGGCGCTGGTTCTGCGTCTGGTCCTCCGCACCGCGCATGTTACCCGGCCCGGCCGCAAAGCTCTGGAACTGGTATCTCAAAACCGGTTTCGCCTCCATTGCCGGGTGGCTGCTAGCCCGCGATGTTTCGAAATTCAACGCAAAAGCCGCTCCGCCCGAAACCGAATTTAAGGTCAATCTCATCGAGCATGGCATGAGCACAGCCGAGGCCGTGTTGGTGGATATGATGCGCGAGCGGCGCGGGGAGTTTGCGCGGGGTGCTATTGGATCACCGTTCTATGCCGTGTGCTCAAAGGTCAGCACCGACATGCCGATAGGCACGAAAGTTCCACCCGCCGCGCTGCTGCACGCGCTTCAGGAAGCGGGTTGGGTGGACATGGGCCGGATCGCCTCCGGGGAGCACCCCAGCAAGAAGCACGTCTTCTGCGCGCCCGCTCTCACACACCTGACTAAATCGGATTTAAGGCGTATCGTAGAGGACACCCCGACGAAGCTCACCCTCGTGAAATAACTGGAGATCACCATGCGTTATATGTTCCTGTCGTTGCTGGCCCTGACGGCCCCGGAGGCTGCGGCCCAGCCCGAGTTCACGGCGTGCTCAGGCGAGTTCGCGTTCTGCGGGGCCAGCCCCGCATCGCCGACCGGGCAGTCGATCACCGTCCGAACTGCGAGCGGCACGGCGCAGTTTCGAGAGGCCGTCGCCATCTGCCCCGTCATGACTGGCACCGCGCTGGCGGATCTGAACGGCGGAAACATGAAGGGTAGCTGCAAGGCCCCGAGAGGCACTGTGTGGAGCCTGTTCTTTCCGTTCAAGGAAGTGCCGCAGGCCCCCAGCTGGGCGACAGCGCCGACCAACCCCCACACGTTCGTCACGTCCGAGGCGAACCAGATGACGAACATGTTCAGCTTCTCTTGCAAGAAGGCGAACGTGGTCAACGGCGTCCGTCTCGCCAACTGCTACGGCCCGATCAACGAGAACCTCGACGGCACGCACTTGCCGGTCGGCGCGCTTGTCTTTTCCGGAGCGCCAGCGAATGTAGCGTTCGCCGTCTCTGCCGCAGTTCCGAAGTAAAAAAAACCCCCGCCGGGAGACTGGCGGGGGTTTTAGGTTATGCCTTTATCCAGTACCCATAGACGCAGCGGCCACCGATAGGGCGGCAGACGGTCTTGGTATCTT